AGGCCTAAATAATACTGTAGCTACTCCTGTTGGCGTTTCACAGGGTTATGAGGTATCTGCTCAAACCTTGCAAATGTTGATAGATAGCAGCAGATTACAAAGACCTTCAACATTTGATTTATATGAACTTACAGGCGGTACTATACTTGCTATTATTCTTATTGTTGCTGCTTGTTGCTTGGGGTATATCCTAAATGGTATACTAATTATAGTTGCTTTATGTGCACCCTATTTTATTGGATTAAACCAATTTAACACTCACGGATATCTCCTAGATTATACTTGGCCTACTTTAGCAGTACTACTACCCTGGGTAGGAGCTTTATTCTTTAGATTTGTACAAGAATTTAAGTTAAAACAGCAAATAAAGAAACAATTCGGTACATATCTGTCCCCTGCAATGGTCGAAAAGTTGCAAGAAAATCCAGACTTACTGAAATTAGGCGGAGATAGTAGAGAGTTATCTATTATGTTTACTGATGTTAGAGGTTTTACCACTATATCAGAACACTACGGTAAAGACGTACAAGGTTTAACAAAGATAATGAATCGGTATATGACTGCTATGACTAAAGCCATATTAGATAACAATGGCACATTAGACAAATACATAGGAGATGCTCAAATGGCTTTTTGGAATGCACCATTAGACGATAAAGAGCATGCATTAAATGCATTGAAAACTGCAATGATAATGTTAAATAATTTAGATGAGTTTAATAAGGAGATTGCTAAAGAAGGTGTCCCATCGTTCGGAATGGGTCTTGGGATCAACACAGACACTGTTGTTGTTGGTAATATGGGTAGTAGCCAGCGCTTTGATTACACTTGCTTGGGCGATGGAGTCAATCTCGCGTCGCGTTTGGAGGGGCAGTCAAAACCTTACGAGGTAAAGATTGTAATTGGTCCTAAGACGTACGAGTACGTAAAAGACAAATACAAGTGCTTTGAACTAGATTGTATTGCTGTTAAAGGTAAGAAAGAAGGGGTAAAAATCTACACTGTATCCCAGAACAACTTTATTACAATGGAAAAACCTCATGTAGGTAGAATACATGATGGGTTTTTATTAGATTATAGAGCACAAAATTGGGACAACGCTATACAGTTAGCAAAGTCATTAATAACCTATAACCCCGAACTAGCTCACTATTACGAAAATATGATAGAAAGAATTAATGAGCTTAGAAACAGTAATTTACCTGCAGACTGGGACGGCGTGTTTAGAGCAACTTCAAAATAACAGTTACATTATTTTACGCTCTCCCCCTATATAATTTATATTAACAACCGCTCTAAAATCATTTTTTTTAGGTAAGCCTGCAGCATGCACATACCGAGCATTAAAAACAACCAACCTACCTCTTTTTGGTGACACCTTAGCCTTTAATGTAAGTTTGGGTTTTATACCTGGTTTAATATAGTCTTGATACGTTTGATTAAAGATATAAGTATCCCCGTCAGAATCGTTAATATAATAAACACCTATCATTGCATTAGAAGGCATATCTTCAACATTATTGTCAATGTGCGGGGCGCTATATAAAGCAGTAGTTGTTACTCTAGGTACTAAGTTTATTTTTACTCTCCCTAAACCTATAACTACATGCGGTAGAGCGGTTAACAGTGGCATTATGTTTTCTAAAAGTGGCGATAAAATTAAGTTTTTCGGAGCATTATCTTGTTGTACTGACGGATTAAAACTATTTATTACTTCTTTAAGAGTTCTATTAAATATACCATGAACAAATTGCGGTGCTGCAGCACTATTTTCTAACCACCCTGAACTTTCCATATCTGAATGATATTTTTTTACGTTATTTACGTAGTTAGCCCCGCTATATACCGCGTCTGTTAATAAAGTATACGAAAGAGTATTAGTCGGGCTTAATATTGTGTTTTCAATTCTAACTTGAACTTCTGTAGGTAGTACATCATCAATAACAATAAAATCATTAATGTTATTATTTGTTTTTAACAATTTAGAGTTTATTACTTTTTTATTACTAGACATATATATTATATATTAATAAGCTGAAGTAAATCAACCTACACTATATAAAATCAGTTAAGACTGAACATCGTAAAATTGTTTAGTGTCAGCACATCCCCATACAAAATAACCTGCTTGATAAAAGATTGAAGTAAAAGTATATCCTACTGCTTTAGCAGATGAAATAACGTTGTTAATATATGTACCGTTTCTAGCCATATTACCAAGATACGTCCAACCAATTGTTTGGCATTCATTACCGTTAAGGGGTTTACCCATAAAACTATTAATTTCACTTGTAAGAAAAGCAGTATCTGCCGGCGTAGGTGGTGTTGTATTATTGAGATTTTGTATGCCGGTGATATTAATATTTACACCAGTAGAAGTTACATCACGTGTAAAACTGACTTTATAAAATGCACCTGGTGAAGTATCAGTAGTTAATGCATTGTAATGATAAGCATTACCACCATCTGAAATATAAGACTCTAAAAGATTGTGTGAATGGGCGTCCATATTATATATTTATAAACCGTATTATTAGATAGTATATGTTTTAAAAATAAACTATTACCATTTACCAACAGGGCATTTAGTAGCTTCTAATTTAACTTTAGTAGCCATAAAACATCCACATTTTGTACATCTTATTGAATTTTTTTCTAGAAAGTCACAACTTAAACATATAACTAATCTTTTACCTGCAACATCCTGCGAAGCCATGATATGACCACTTTGCATAGCGTGTTTAGCTACATCACTAGCTGATTTGGCTAAATTACTTGCCATTTGCATCATGGAAGGCATACTTTGACCGGGTTGTGTATCATGAGGCCTGAAATTCACAGGACCTTGTGTATTAGGAGGTCTCGGTAAAGGTATAGGTGCTGATAGAGTAGCAATACTCGGTATAGTGTTGCTTGGTACAGCACCAGACAAAGGTGGTGGAAATCCAGGTAGGTTTGCTTTGTTCATAAAGTTTATTTACTACTTTATTAAATTATGATGTTGGGTATGGTAATCCACCGTCTACAGCAGCACTAACTTGATTTGTAATAACGTAATTTGCCCACGGTACTACAGGTATATTATAAATAAATCCAGGTATATTAGCACCACCTGCAGAAGCATAACCTACTGTTGTAGTAAGAGGTGGTACATCGCTGTCAGTGCTAGCGATAACTTGACCGTAATACGCACCTGATAATCCACCTGTTACATTAAGAGTTACAGGCGTACGATCACCACAGTTACGGTAAGTTACTGATAGTCTACCGTTACCAGCACCAGCAGTACCACCATAATATAAATCATATCTTGAACAAGCCATATATGATTATTTACTAATTACGTACGTATTTTAGATTCTTTTACTTACGTTTAGTTGACTTACTTGCTTCAGGTTGTGGTTCTGGTTTAGTTTGAGTTTTATCATTACCAACTATTCTATAAACTACGTTACCTCTTGCATCTTGAGAAGATAGCTCAGCTAAAGGATAGTATTTACGTACAGTTGAAGCTATTTTATCAAAAACAGCCTGTGCATGCCCCCACACTTCTAGTCCTTGTTGAGGTTTGTTTTTCAATAATGCGCTATAGTTAATTGAAATATACATAACATTGTCATTATGATTTTTATACGCAATTTTGCACTTATTCGTAGCTAGTATCTTTGCTAAGTTTGAATTTGGTATCATATTGTAATTTACTAATATAAGAACTTATTTCAACTTTTAATAGTGTTAATTATATCCGTTAAATCACTTTGCGTAAATCCGTTTCCTTTATACCCATCAAATTCTTTAACTTTAATATATTCAGCAGTACCGTACTTTTTAATAAATGCAATCTTTTCAAAATTGTCTTGAACATCTAAATCATCAATAAGAAAATTCTTACCTTTAGCTAATTTAGGGGTTTTATATTTCCAGTTTTTTACATATTCTCTATCGAATATTTTATCTTCAGTAAATCCAAAATTAAAAACTCGGTTCATTGTGTTTGCATAGTCTTTAGCAGCTCTTGTGAGCATATAAACGTGACCAATTTCTTTTAACGCAAACAATAGTTCTTTAGCGCCAGGCCTCAATACTGTATAATACGTTGCTTTATATGGCACTACAACAACTTTTACGGGTGTATCAGCATAATCTTCACCTGGTGTAGGTTTCTTAAACTCTATTTCATGTAGTTCAATATGGCCCCTATCTTTAGTGAATGGCACCATACCGAGAGTATGAATTAGGGTTTCATCCAAATCAATAAACGTATTAATTATTTCTCTACTCATTTATTTATTTATAATATAGTGGTTTACAAAAAAAGCAATAAAAAAAATTCTCACCCTCGGGATTGCTATGCAATCTTTTTATTGTAAGTTGATGAAGACAGAACGAATAATGAGGGTGAGAACAGTAAATATTTACGATGAAACAGAACAATATCAATTATCTGATACCTGAAGTTTAGTAAATAATAAACACCATACACGCTGGTTTCAACGTATATATAATGCGCATCCGAGCTGGGTGTGGACTGTTGAATTATTGCAAGAAGTAGTATTAGCGAATGATTGGTTATTGCTTATTGAACAAGAATATCTTGATGTGCATTATAATACTATTAAATGTATGAATGCCAACCCTTATGCTATTAAGCCACCAAGCGGTTTAGGTAAACATTATTCTATAAAAACACGCAATAAAATAGGTGCTGCATTAAGAGGTAGAATACCTTGGAATAAGAATAAAATATGCCCTTCAATAAGCGCCACTTTAACAGGTAAACCTGGTAGAAATAAAGGTAAAAAATATATATTCACACATACTGTATATGGTACTCATCATATAACAGGCTTACCTAATATAATAAAAATGTTTCCTGAACTTAAACTTAATGCTACTGGTTTTCGTTTTTTATTAAAAAATAAAACAAAGCAACTTAACTATAAAGGCTGGCGTGTAAGTTTGGTTAAATCTTAAGAGGACATTGACATCTGTCATAATGAAGACAACCATTACACTCGTCATCCAAATAAATATTTGGACGTAAACAAGCCTCTTTAGTTACCTCTTCAATATTAAGAGGTACATTTTCAGTTGTTTTGAAGTAGTCTGGTTTGCCAGTCCAAGGATAGACTCTTACTTTTTCTATTTCTCCGTCACTATTGATAGTGGTGGTGGTAGATTCTGCGTGTGAAGCTAAACGTTTACGCCTGATTTTTTTAGGTGCGTTTGGATGTGGTTTTAACTTAACGTTTATCTTAGGTAGCTTATTGTTCTTGCACTTAGAAGCCATATCTCTAATCTGCTCTGCAGTATAACCAGCTGCCAAGTACTTCTTAGTCTCTCTGGTAATGTACTCTTTTACAAAGCGTTCTTGACTACCACCATAGTTATCTTGAATATTCTTTTTAAAATATTCAATCGGTGCAAATGTCTTAGCACCAGAGATTGCATCTACAGGGTACACGTATTTGCCGCATTTAGATACGGCAATAAGATTAGGATCAATGTTCATAGTTACAGTATGGTACCGTAACAGTTAATGTGCAAGCTTATTGTTGCTTTGGGGCGCCTGAGCCATTACGACGTTCCATAGTGAACTCTGTAGGCTGTGAAAAATAATGCGCTGTAGAAGTGTCAGGTGAAAGACTACTGCTTTTGCCTGGTAACTTACTATGTATATTGTGTAGTACCTTAAGCGCTGTAACTGCACGTTTAATTTTCTTACGATAAGAAGGGGAATTAAACATCTTAAGCATTTCTGGATGTAGTTTACCTTGATTTATGTTTGCCATAATTTTTTTATATTTTAAAAGTTTTTTTATCGTTAATATTAATTCTATGTGTTAAATAGTACGCTAACATTCTAACATTATCTTTTGTATACGCCACTAAATCGTGATATATTACACCTTGTTCTTCAATAAACTCGTCATCAAAACCTTCTGTTTCTAAACGTTTTATTTCCCCTATGTTAACAATAGTTGCCTGAGCACTGTTATGATTAAAATCAGGAAACACAATAATCATTCCTAATTCAGATGTAACTGTATTTTGACGTGCTGCTTGAGTTTTATCTAAACTGGTAATCTCTGTAGTTATTACATCTATGTCCGAATTGTAGTTATACTCTTTCGCAACATCAATAATATCTGCTGTAAAATCTTTTACAGCATTATCTACTTTTTCGTTTATCTTCATGTGTGGTTAATTATAACCTATTGAAGATAAAAATCAAGACCTATGCGTACGTATTAGTAGATATACCACCTGGGTTAACAGAGTGTGCTACTTCTCCTTCAGGTGTAATTACCTTAAGGGCAGTAGCATCATTGTGGTTTCTTTTGTTCTCACAAAAATTAATAGCAGTTTCGAGAGAATGAAACACATATTCAACAGTATGCAATATACCGTCTTTCCATTTATGTTTTTGTACTTTATGTATGCCCATGGTAGTTTTTAGTTAAAATATTTATACCAAATATCTTTAGTTTTAGAGGTGTATTCAGTTAAAGAATGTTGGTATTGTAAAATGTTCTCTGTTGGGTATTTATATGTATAATATAATGCGTGTGATATGCTTTTACTGTCAGTAGGGTTAGCTGTAAAATTGGTAATATTAGAAGTACTATCCATTAACCAAGGTATTTCATTACTACCAACTAATGGTACACCTTGACTGATTAAATCTGCACCAACAATGTTAAAAGTTTCAGAAAAACTAACTTGTAAACCTATATCCATTTGAGCACATATTGATATAAATTCTTCTCTAGGTACCCAAGTATGTTTAACTAATTGATGGCCTTGAGATGTTAAATGTTGAAACAACCCTTGCAAGTTGTGCATAACCGGTTCACCTTTCATTTCTATTCTTCCAGCGTTTATATGAAAACGTAACTTTTTATTAATACTACTAGCAAAATCTAAAGCACCAAACGCTTGTACTAAATGGTTTTTTAATAATCTTACTGCTCCAAAACAAGCTATATCGATAGTATCTTTGTCATAGTTAAACTCTTTAGTTTTATAGTCTTGTGGGTAGTAATTTGGCAAATAAATTATTTTATTATCAATTGCATTGTTAGATAATTTTTTAGTCGATTTTGCATATAATTTAATTTCTCCTAACATTCTTGGTGCATTACATGCTATTACTATATTTTTATAAGTTAAATAATCCCCTACCCAATCCATTGCCATACCTTCTCCTGCCATAAAAGGCATTTCACTGTGTAATCGTATAATCCACTTTACATCAGGGTGTAATTTTTGTAATACGCTAAATTTAGAAGGCACTACCCATAAAGCTTCAATAACAACATGTGTAGGTTTATATTGTGTAACTTCTCTATCTATATCATTATTATCAATAACGACAACCATTTTCGATTCTAAACCATGATTAACGAGCATGTCGTTCATGAATTTAGCAGAATTATAAAGACCGGTACTCAGCCCAATATGTGAGTGTGTTGCTGCGTTAAAGTCTTCTCTCCGTTTGAGTATGAAAAGTGTACGTGACATTTTAAAGTGGATTTATGTAATTAATTTATACTTACCTATGAGTTGATTTTTAACAGGTCTATATTATATTTTTTTGTAAATATTATTATATCATATCATATGAAAAACAAACTCGTATTAACCTTAATTGCATTAGCTTTAGCTGTTTCAGCTCAGGCTCAAGAACACACAGCAGAAGGTGTTGCAGCTGGTGCTGTTGTTGGTGGTGTAATTGGTAATCAATACCACCATAACGTTGTCGGTGGCGCTGTTGCTGGCGCTTTAATTGGCGGAATGATTGGTAACGCGGCTGATCATGCTAATGATCAACCTAAAGTGGTGATAGTACAAGCACCACCCCCACCAGCACCTGCTCCGGTAGTAGTACAAGCACCACCACCTCCTCCAGTACCTGTTACAATACAATATGTTTGGGGTCCATTAGATCGTTGGGGTCACCCTCAATATGTATATGTACAGGAATGGAACGGCACGCAATGGATTACAACCTATTATGATTATAGAATGTTTTTAGGTTGGTACCAACACCGTTACGGTTATGCATTCCGTGAAGATATGTACCGTCACCACTGGCACCGTTAATCTTTAACGAATAAAAAACCCGCTTTAATAAGCGGGTTTTTTTGTACTAATGCTATTGACCACCAGGTATTAAATCAGAACCTGAAGGCATTGATTTACCTTTCGGGTTTTGTTTTAAATCAGCTTCTCTGTTAGCCTTATATTCTTTACGTAACATTTTAGTCATTTCAAAAAACGACTTGTAAGTGTGTTTAGTCACACCTCGGGCATCATCTGTCATACGCACATAAGTGTTATCACTAAATTTTGCTACGTCTTCTACTTCTCCTGCTGCAACAATTCTAGCTAGACGTAGAGGGTCGGTTTTAATCTTTTGAAAATCGTATATGACTGTCAGCACTTTCATTTCATCTTCACTGAAAGGCACTTGACGTACCGTTATATCTGGAGTGTATTCTACTCCAGATAAACCACTATATATTTCAGATAAGATTTTGTACGAACCACGCATCCATATACTTACTAAGCTTTAAGTATTTCGTTACGTATCTTAGTAGCAGAAATATCCTGTAAAGCCTTATCTAAGTCTATTTGCTCAATTTTATATCCTACATCTCTACCGTAAAAGATATTAGTAATATTAGGTACTCTAACAATAGTGTATTTACCTTCGTACCCCCTCATACCTGTACGTATATTAGCTTCTACTTCATCATTATTGAACGGGTTCTTTTCATCTGTACCTTGTGTATCTCTAATAGCTATACATACTTGACCGACTCTATTAAGAGCTTCTAAAATAAGAGTTCTATGACCATCATGGAAAGGTTGATAACGACCAAGCATGAAAGCTGTAGGGGCTTTTGAATTAAATGTAGGTACTAATGCTTTCTTTATTTTGTTAGCCCAATATAAAGGTGTGCCTTCATCTGTTACAGTAATGTCAGGGTTTTCAGGGGCAACAAATAACTTTGTCGTATCTGCAAAATCCCTAACAGGTGTTCTGTTAATCCAAACAGTGAATATGTTTTCTGTACCAAAAGCAGCTCTTGTTTCAGGAATAGGACATACAAAATCAGCAATTGCATATTGACCAGATCGCACTGCAATATCGCATAACACACCCATTCTACGGGCTTGTTCGATTCTATCTTCTGGGCTAAACTTTAAATCTTTATTAATTTCCTTACGAATTTCATCTGCATTAAACCACACAGCCCCTAACATTTTAGACAACTCTTTAGCGAGTGTAGTTTTACCGGCACCAGGTAATCCCATGATTAGTATTTTTTTCATAATATATACGATTTAGTACGTATTAGTTAGTTTTCCAGCTGTCTTTATCGTAACCAAATAAATTAAATTGATTTGTACATTTACTATAAACAAAGTCTGCTATTTCTTGATTATAATAATGTTGCCAATCTGTAATTTTTTTATCTGAATTTATATCTTTTTTTAATACACCGACTCCTTTTTGAGCCCAATAATAATTTTTGGAAATGTATGTTTTATACGCGTTTGCAATTACAGGGTTGTTTAAATCTAAGAATGGTATTTTTTTTATATCATCTTCTAAAAATTCATATCTAATAGCTATATATGGTTCAGCGGTAAGCTTTTTTGCGTGTGTTAATAAACGTTCTTCACCGTAAGGATCAATAATACCTCTTTTTATAAAATCATTAAAAGTAAACGTATTAATGTTTAAATTATTATGCCAACAACTCCAATACCACAACGAAACAGCCCGGGAATACGGATTACGAATATTTACTATTAATGTATAGTTTTGTGTGTTTTCAGGAAAACCTATAGTATGTACGTATTCATAACCTTCAGGCATAGAAATATGTTGCATTTCAGGATCCATAGGCTTAAACCCGTAATGTTCAAATATCTTCCACACCGGTCTTGTACCACAACGTGGTAGTGCCCACCATACACATTTGTGTGTGCGTGACACATTCATTACTTATAAACCTAGTTGAACTAGGTGAGATATTAACCAATTCGATCTGTTTTCATCTAATAGTTTATCATCTGTAACCCATATAGGTAACGTTACCCTATTACCACCAACTACTTTATTTACCCCGTGTTCGTTAGTTTCATCGCTTAAAAAAAACACAACTGAACCGGTTTTTGGAGAACTAATATAATCTGTACCAGTTTCATTTGCAATAAAAGTTTCTCCCCCTGTATAGTCATCGTTTAAGTATGTTACAGTACTCACTTTTCTTGAAGCCATTTGTTGTTGGTCTTTGCCATCTGAATAACCGTTGTCTTTATGCTTTAACATAAATCTACCTTCTCTCCACAACACGAGATCTGTAAATCTTGGGTAAAGCGACTTGTTATACACTTTACTTGCTAACTCTACTACGTAGTTTCTATGTTTGTTTATTTTTTTCTTCAATTCAATATCTGTAAAATTAACCCAATCAAACGTGTCTCCTTTAGCATTTACTTTTACTTTTTCATCAACCCATGGCAAAGAATTCGCATTATAATCTTTAATTGAAATATTCTTTATTTTGTACATTTCATTACATATTTGTGCACATGTTTCTCTGTCTAAAACATCATCAAATCTAAAAATAGTTTTACACCCTGTTTCTACTTGTTGCATACAAGTATTTATTTGTTAGTTATTTTTTGCCAGCTTTGCCTCTACGCATATTAGCTTGCCAATGTGCGAGTTGTTTTTTACGAGGGCTAGCTGTTTTGCTATGTACTATTTTGTCTAATGCTGCTAAAGTAGTATGTTTCTTAATACCGTGTCTTTTACTATCACCAGGACGTCCCGGTCCTTTATGATTTAAAAAGTTTTCTCCAATATTATCTCCTACAGAAGCTGCTGCACCGCCATCCGCGTTCACGTCAGGCGCGATTTCACTAGTAGCACTAGAAGGGTCAGCGTCATCTTCATCGAGTTCTTCTGGTTCATTACCTGCTAAAATTGCTTTTAAATCTTTTAGAGCACCACTACCACCTTTCCAGGCACTAGGGCCGGTTATTAAATATTGATACTGTAGTTCAGGGGTGGCATTAACCGCTGCATCCAAATCTGTAGGCTCTATACCTGCATCTCTAATCGAATCTGCCATTGCTTTCACTAAATCTTTATCAACAGGTTTACTCCAATTGTGGTTAACCGCTAGATCTTCTAAATCTCCTATAACGTCATATATAATTTGTCTTTTATCAATTTCCTCATCAACTACTCCAATATCAGTTGTTTCGTCGTTTTCATCTGCATATTCACCTTCTTGTACACCCGTTTGATCACCATTCATACCGGGCATGTTAGGTGCATATGCAGGGTCTTCTTTTATTACACTGTTATAAAATTCTTTAAAAGTTTTAGGTTTAGTAGACTCATGCGCATTTATGTGCAATGCTGCAAGGTACTTTTTTACAGAGCCTTTCGTACAACCTACCTTTTTACCGGTATCTTTTTTATAAACACATTTTCCTCGTACTTTCCAGGGCATAATATATTATTTAGAGTTCGTTATCTTGATACCAATATTTCTTTTCAGGTTCTACAACAGGTGTAATAATGGCGTTTTCTTCTGCTTGCCTGTAAAGCACTCTCCAAGGTCTTTTGTCTCCTTTTATTAATAAAGCTTCTTTACGTATAAAATTTAACAGTGCAGCATTGGGCGTGTCAGCTGTTTCATACCCTTCAAGACGTTTTTGTGTATTGCCCCAAGGCATTACAGTAGCTTTTATATGATATTTTGTTTCATTTAAAATACCCGATACAATACGATTAGCTTGTTTGTTAAAAGAATTCATTAATTGTATATATCAGGATTCATCTTACCATACGTTCTTAACAAAATACCTGCCATTGCGTTTGCTTCGTTTTCATGAGGTGAACCTGTAGTACCGTCAAGTGGTTTACCTTTACTTTGTTCTCTCTGCTTAGCATGCATTAGTTCATGACCAATTGTACGTAAAACGTCAGCGGTGTTTCTATTACCAGTGTATATCCAAATTTTATGAAGATCGGGCATATAACCACCCATTGCTTTAAGCTGTAACACCGTTTCTTTATTTTTGTCTAATATTATTTTTGGTACTGTTTCAATACCTAGTTTTTTTACAGTATACTCAATAAAGTCTTTCACAATACTTTCTAATTCTGTACCTTCAATGTTTTCGTTCTTAACACAATTATTAACACGCTTACCACCTTTCATCTTGGTACCTACTTTATGATATCCAGTCCAACAGTGTTTTTCTAATAAAAAATCAAAATGTTGGTCGTATTTTTTCACAAATATATTTACTTACTTGAGTAGTAATATTATAAATAAAAGTAGCGTACTTGGACAACACCCTGAAAACACCCCAATACACATCCAAGTACGCCAAAATTTTACTTAACCCGAGCTCTGATAGCTAGCGGGCTACCAAATATAAAAAGTAAGAAAAATGTTGCTGCCCAAGTCTTTAGCGTGTATGGTATAGCTAACACAGGAAATAAAGTATTGAGAGACGCTAAAAACACTAATGGAGCAAATACAGCAAACGACACAATAATAAGCACAGCTGCTATTAATAGTGAGTTTTCTTGTGTCATTTGTTAGGACTTATATTAGTTACTCGAGAAATCAACACATTGCTAAAATTAGTATAACAGTGTAATGTATTATAAGTATAGACAATGTATTTTTTAGCATTTTTAATACTATTATCCGCATTAGCAATTGCTGGATGCGCTGCATATTTTAGTATAGTCGGATTAACATTATTGTTCGTTGGAGCAGGCGTTTCTATAGTTGTTATGGGAGCTGCCCTAGAAGTTGGCAAAGTTATAGTGGTTACCTTTTTACACCATAAATGGAACGAAATAAGCGCTGCACTTAAAATATATTTAATTTTTGCAACAATGATGTTAATGGCAATAACATCTATAGGTATATACGGATATTTAAGTTCTGGGTATAATGCTACAACAGTAAAAGTACAAGGCTACGAACAGCAAATAGAAACCAATTTAAAGAGAATAGAAGAATTAAAAATAGAAAATGTAAAACTCTCTCAAGATACAGCTAATCAAAATGAAATAGATACTATTAATGTAGATAAAGAAAATTTCATAAAAGAACAACTACGTCAAATAGATCAAAAAGAAGCTAAAATAAAATTAATAAAATCAGATAATAGCGAAAACATAAGAGCTACTGAAGACACGGCTGCTGCTAAAGCTGCCTTAGATGCAGAGAAAGCAGAAATAGATAGTAACATTAACAAAGAACTATCTCAAATAGAACTTTACAATAACCGTTTACAGATATTGGACAAAGAAGTACAAACCTGGCTCAATCAAGGTGATGGTAGTTTGTTTAAGAAAAGTGGCCTGGATAAAGCACGTACCGTAAAAGAACAACAACAAAGTGAAAGAGATAAAATAGATGCTCAAATTAAAGAATGTCAAAACAGAATGGAAGGGTTGAGAAACGATTACAAGCAACGTGTAGAAGATTACAACACTAAAATTAGTAACGTGGCTATACGTCTTAATTTTCAAACCTCGTATGATCAAAAACTAATCAGTACTTTCGAAAAAGAAATTGATACTATTAGGAACAATATTGAAAAGTACAATAAAGATACAAACGATAATATAAACAATTTAATCAGTAAAAAACAACAAATACTAAAAAGCAATAGAGCTACAATACAGTCAAACCTAGATCAAATACAAAAACTATTAATTACAGATAATCAAATTAAAGAACAAATATTGCACACAGATGTAGGTACTTTTAGATTTGTTGCTAATAGCTTAGGTCTAGGGTTAGATAAAACAGTAATATACTTTATTTGGTTAATTATGTCTGTGTTTGATCCGTTAGCTGTATGTCTTGTGTTATGTTTTAACTATCTTATTAAAGACGAATCAACGAAAAAAAAAGAATATAAAAAATTAATTATAGAACCTGTAGCTGCAGAGGTACCTACGGTTACACCAACTCCTACGTTAACTGTAACACCGACTCCTACATTGATAGCAACCCCGGAACCAATTATTATGAAATCAAGCGAAATAATATTCAATAAACCTAAAGAACCATTACCACCACCAGCAGGTGAGGTGTTGAGATTGGAAAATATACTCGAAGAACAACGAGCTCATATTGCAGAAAAAGAAGCTAAGCTTAAAAATAAAAATCAGAACTTATAACTTACACTACCAATAATTTCGTAAGGAGCAAAAAAAGCATCTCCTTGTGTGTACTTACCAGTTAAAGCTGTAGTTAATTTATCTGCTCTACTTTGCAAACGGTTTGCTCTTTGAGAAATAGGTGTATATATGCTCGTAGTCCAACGTCTACCGTTATACCTAATACCAGGATCTAAGTCTAATGAATAACCCGGACGACGAAACCCACTACTATAACCAACTAAATCATATACAGGCACACCTTCAATACGCTCTCCTAAACTTAGAGTAACGTTGCGGTAATTATATTCAACACCTACCCTACCTTGATAAAAGTCAGGTATTGACATAACTTGTTCATATGTGTTGGAACGGGCTGTTTGTACATTGTTGATACTTTGAGGTGTCATAGTGTATGTACCGTCAATATAAAACGTAAAAGAGCTTATCTTACGATAACCATAAAAGCTTGTAACAATACCGTACCCACCACTACCAGGTTGAATAGATTGGTCGTTAGCGTGCGTTGTATATGTAATTGTCTTAGTGGTATTGTTATAAGATTGAAACGTGCCTTGTGTTGCATCGTTTCCAGAAGGTAGAGACACGCCAACACCTAACTGAATATTACCTTTAGGGTTAGACGGTAACAATAAATGCTTAGCTATAATGGTGATATCTGCAATGCCAGATGATGTATTAGTGTATCGCCCGATAACCACTCCGCTTGAATTTTTAACAGCTTGAGAGCGTGTATGGTAAACAAATGGTACAGTGACATCAACAGTTGATGATAAGAATATATTGCATTTTAAACTTATATCTACAAAATGTGAATGGTTGATAATTTGATCACCTATAATGTTGCGTAGTGGATTATAGTTTGTACCTATATAATCTCTGTTAGATTCAAACCATCGATATGATATAGAAGACTCGTATGAGTACTTATTATCATCTTCGAGTGTACAGTTAGGCATTCCTGTGCCGTGTGCAACTACACATCCTTGAGCGGAAACATACTTAACTAAAAGTAAATTTAATAACAATAATGCAAGTAATTTTTTCATGGTTTTATCCTCTAAAACCATATTTACGTATACCCGAGCGATGTCCAGGCTGTGCCATATACTGACTTGCTTGTTTAAAACTATCACCTGTCATAACTTGACATGTACCTGCAGTTTTATGATCCCACACCATCACACCGAATCTATTTGCTACCTTTTCTCTTGAAACATAATTCGGGTCTGGTAAGATGCCCATTTCAATAAGCTTCTGTACTCTTGGATCCATATTATACCGCAATACGGTGATACAAATCTAAAACAGCATGTGTGTCTAGTTCTTGAAAGAATTCTTTATTATAATCTTTTACGTCACTTTCTGACATAGGAATATTATTAATGTAATATACACCCTTTTTATCCCTGCTAAATGGTATACCGAAGTACTTGTTCAGTAGATCAGTTCCAATCTTATCAGTAGTTTGATTACGAACATAAACGTTAATATATTCTCGCATTGAAGCGACTGTTTGCATAATTTATTATCTTTTAATTTAAGTTAACAAAACAATAATAGCACGAATTAACAATAAGTCAATAAAAAAATGAAGGCCTTTATGAAATTCTACAGCCCCGTATTTTTGCTATAGTTGCATCGCGAAGGTATACGTTATTGCGCGGGGATCAGGCTCTGACAAAGCCTCATGCTCTGTTGAGAAGAATCTTTGGTAATGTAGATGGTTAGTCTACAAAATGTTTAAAGAACGAAGATCATTATAGTGCCTGACCGATTAAGATCAAGCACTATGTTTAATTATTGTTGTGTTGTAGTAGTATCAGTTGTTGCAGCTGGTGCGGATTTTTTAGCAAAGAATTTCTTATAAGCTAAAAAACCTGCAGCTAATACTACGAGAACGATAATAAGTGTTTTCATACATTATTATTTACTGTTGGCCACTTATATTCGATATTATCTGGTACATCAGGCCACATAGGCTTATAATGCTCCGGATATTTTCGTATTAGATTTGATTTATGGCTAAGATGTAACTGCTCATCACCGATCCACTTAGGGTACGATAGTGGTTTAGTTATATCCGCGTATTTAGATATCTTCTCATAACAAGTATCTTTATATCCTCGTGCTTTCCATTCTAAACAAATAGTTAACCCATAGCTAACTAAAGCTTGTTCATATCCACGCCACATTTCCCGGGCAGGGTGGTTTTTCCATCCTTTGTAATCAGGATTATGTAAAGAGTTTAAGAGTTGCAGCACTTCAACACGCTGCTTGCCAAGTCGCTTCATATCAAGCACTTTTGCAGAATCTCTGAAAGTTGAATATGGCATGAACGTTTGCATTCCAATAATATAGAAAGTAAATAACGAATATCAAATGGTTAAAGTAGCTTTTATTACAGCAATAATGGGGGGTTATGATTTAGAGTGCAAACCTTTTGTAAAACAAACTATAGATTCAGACTTTATTTGTTTTACAGATAACCCCAGCATACCAAGTAATGGTTGGATCATAGATAATACCCCTTATCATTTGACATACCCTAGTCCTGTAGATAAAGGGTATTATATTAATTCTATTCATAAGCTTAAAGTTATTACAGATTATGCTCCGTCTTCCGGTTCACCATTAACAAGCAATAGACATCCTTTCAATATTGCAAAATATTATAAACAAAACTGGCAAAACATACCCCGGTTAAAAGAATATGATGTTGTTATTTGGATGGATGGTACGTTAGAAATTATATCTCCAAATGTAGCTGAATACATGATTAAAATGTGTGAACAATATAAAATTGTTAGTTGGATGCATGAGTTTAGAGCTGGAAATCTAGCTTGGGAAGTATTTGGTTCAGATTTAGGTAGATACCATGATTTAAAATATAACGGTGTACACCAACCGTATCAAGACATATACCGACAGTATCACGATTATATTGAACAGGGGTATGATGAAAAGTTTTGGAAAACTGTATCCCGTAAAGAAGGAAGGGGTTGTCCTAATAATACACCAAGCGATTGTTCCCATTTCGGAATGTGGATTACTTGTTTTGTTGCATTCAACAATAAAAGCGAAGAAGTGAAAAAATTTCTAGATTTATGGTATTTACAAACCCTTAAATATACCACACAAGATCAAGTTGGTTTTCCTAAAGTAATACAGGACACTAAACTTATACCATACACATTACCAGACGATACATTCTTAGGCGCGTTTCCACACAAACAAACATCTATGTATATAAAGCATAAACACGCTCCTAATACCGGTAACGATCTGTAAAAAGACTATACAATTAAATTAATGTACCCAATGTTGTGCTAATACCATCAAACTTAACCACAACCACATAGTATTAAACCCGACTAACGTTGGTAGTGATTTTTTACGGCTAGCCCAGATTAATGTAGCGCTAGTAATTAAAGTTAAATAATAAAACTGCCAAATATTAATTCCAAATATTAAACCTGGGATAATAATGATAGCTTTAGCAGTCCAGGAAACAAATTCGATAATGTTAAAATCAGTCCAGTAACTTTTTTCAAACCACATTGCATAACATTCTTTAACATGCTTCCAACTAATAAAAGAATATAAAGCCGTAATCATACCGGCCCATATAAGCGTTGCCCATACTATTTGTGTGATACTCATTAAACAATATATACGTCTGGACGTAATGTATTCAACTGTGCATACTGTTGTTTTGCGTATTCAGGGCTATATATATTACGTACCCAATCAATATAGTCGTATATTTTTTGCTTTGCTTCTTCTACAGTATCACAAATAACTGGTGAATGGTCTATTGCTTTTGTATGATGTATATCAGTACTACCATTTACTGCTGGAATGTACTTACCGTTTTCTTCCCGTATAGTAAGATAACAGCTCTTGTAGTTCCAGTATTCCCAGCAACCACCACCTACTTCGACCCAACCAGTTGTTTGTTTGTTTTTCTTTTTCATTAAACCAATACTAGTACACTATTTTATTTTTTTCAACTAAAATATTTAAGTATTTTGTCTAATTTGTTGCTGAGCCGAATGCAACTTTTTTGCCTCTAAAGTTGGTTAAAATCCAACTTATGCTTGCATCTCTAGAGAGAGCTCTTAATGCAGGGGAATTAGGTATAACGTCTTTACCGTTTTGTGTGAAGTGTTCTGGTTCTGCAACCAAATAAAACACACTTGTATAAATGTCTGCACCATCTGTGTAGAGAGCTTTTTGCTCGACTGCGGTAAGTTCAGTAACATTACCAATCAAAGTAAGGTTCATATAATTCTGCTATAGGATATTTGCGTTGTTTAAAAAATAATATTTACTTTATCTTTACAATTAACTAACCAATTTTTAAAATTTTCAGGTAATTCTGCTTTTATATCTTTAAGTGTTGAAGCTTCTATTATTTGATCTTCTTTATTAAAAAAGTCAAGCACCGCGTATGTATTTTCTATTTGATCGCAGGTCATACGGCATTGAAATGCTATATCTAAAAAATCTATCTCTTCCATACTTTGTAAAAAAGAGCCCTGCATATTTGCATATTTATGCAGGGCTCTGTATGTATATTATCGACGAGACTTCGAAACTCTAGCAAAACGGCCTTTAGTGTCACGAATATTGTAGAAACGTGGCTTTAAGTATACCTTGCTATATTGTTCATCAAAACCAACAACGCTGTACCTGGAAAGGTTGATTTGGCGCTTAGCTGATGCTAGGGCAGCAGTTAAACGTTGCGAAGCTGGCTTATTACCAATAGTTCTATTGTTGAACTCACGTACGATTGTGTTTTTTGATGATGTTTTCATATTAACCTGTGTATTATAATATAGTTAAAATAAAATTCCACTTGCTTTATGGTATCCAACAATAAATAATTGAACATTACATGAAGAAATTTATTGCTGTTATAGGTCTGTACGATGAAGTTACTACAGAGCAAATAGCTCTCAAGGAAATTATAGTAACTGCTACGGACATATACCAAGCACATAAAGAAGCCCTATATAAGTGCAATCTGCAAGAAAATCAACTAGTTCTTCGTTTGTATTATACAGATAACCGCAGACTTGGATTTGATTTTCAAAAAGGTTTTTTACCTTAAATACTGTTAGTAATAGGAGATGGTAATTGTTTATTAATTACCGGGGATACTAACTTTAACATGTTAAGCTGTAAGTTGTAGATGTTAGTTAGTGCTCTATTAACTACGTCAGATGTTACAAATTCATTACTATGTATGAAGAAGTTTTGGTCTACGTAATAAGGTGTAACAATATCTATACTACTTAAAGATGTAGTTGTAAAGCCTACTGAATTGTTTAATGTAGATATAAGGTTACCGTTAGAGTCAAGATTTACTAGGTATTTGCTTTGTATTGCTTTGTAAAGTATTTCGTGGTTTTGTAATAAACGTAAAACACTCTTATTATAAACCCAGTCTTGTATGAATTCGTTTTGATCAATTGTTATTGAAGAAAGAGGTATGAATAATGAATCTATTCCTGTGTTGTACAGGTTCAATGTACTTGGTATATCAATATATTTGAATATTCTCTTATCTGTACAAATAAAGAAGTTTAATCTATTATCAATAAATGCGGTTTTAAATTTTTCCTCATTTGGTGAAGTTGCACCTGCACCAACTAACGTGTCTGCAGTTGGATCTGCCATACGGTTTAAAGCAATACCGTTTGAAAGATATTTATATATGTAGTAGTCAGTGATAAAATACAAGAACACGCCAGTAGGGTCAATGACAATCTTGTTTATGTTTGTTGTAGATTGTATGTTACCAGCTGGTGTAATATGTTTTGTATTACTTGGTAATTTAAATGAATTAACTAAATTACTACCACTATCTATTTCAAACACTTCATAAGGAGAATCAAAATAGAAATTACCCGGTACTGGTACTGTATTAGATAGGTTCGAATTAAAACCGTTACCACCTAATGCCTGTACTGCAAAATTTGAATACGTAATACCTGAAGCAGCAGCATATGTTACAGTTTGTGTTTGGTAATAAATAGAACCGTAAAGATTAACTGCAGCAGTACTTAACGTGACCGCACTTGTTAATAAAGAGTAACTCTGACCGCCTGCAACTAAACCATAAAGTGCAAATGAAGATAACGTGTTTGTGTTTGTAGTAGATAATCTTTCTCCGTCGTGAGACCAAGATATAGTGTAAACTGTAGTGTCCGGTTCGGTTAATGAACTCGTACTCTTAAATGCAGTAACAAGATTGACGTTAGTTAAGACTGGAGCGACAGGTGCAAATGATTCACCTAACACATATACATTGTTAGTTATTGGATTAACCTCAATGCGTTGTGCACTATAAGCACTTAACACATCAACATACAATGTGTTCACCCAACTTAATGCTGTATTATAAACTTTTACACAACTGTTTAAACTATCACAAACATATAACAGGTCGTTACATGCTTTAATTTCTGTAGGTACGTTGAAAGCGTTTGTATTGGTTCTTGTACCCGATACACCACCAACTTGTTGTAAACTAGCTAAACCGGAACTCGATAGCGCATTGGTTACAACTAAGTCAGCTTTATATACTGTTGTATTATCAAGAATGTATAACTGATTGTTAATCACATCTATAGCGCTAATACTTGTAAATGGTGGTAAGTTATAACCAAGATTCGTTGCGCTCAACACCAATGTATTACGCCAATCATTAGTACGTACTTGTATGTGATCTGGTATGCTACCTGATAAACTATATGCAATGTATGTATAATAATCAGGAGCTGTATTAGATGTAAATCTATAAGATTTAATATCTTTTATAATACCATCTGCTACACCGTTTGCACTTATACTATTAAAATTATTTTGATTAGGTAAACCTACTATATTAGTGTTCCATGCAAATGCAGAGGAACCTGTTACACTTGTAGAATACGTGTTTGCACAAAGTTGTGCACACCACTCAATTAGTGTTAACTTATTGTTAAGATTTAAAACCTGAGATATGTTACTAATGTAATTAAAATTATCGTATAGTTTAGTAAACGAACTATTAATAACATCGCTAACTGCCCATTCGTTAGAACCTACTTTTACATCTGTTAACTGCCAAGGTAATGTTGGTGTTTGTGTAGTAGGATCAAAATAGTTAACTATATCATATGTAGGTAAGGTGTTTTTAACATACAATCCCGGTATATACGTTAAATCTGATGATAAACCTCTTGAAAGTGTACGCGGGAATGCAGTTACACCACCTAGGGCTGCAGCTGATACAGAATAATAAGAGACACCAGAAGCTGGTGTACTATATGTATATAATAAGAAATTCTCTGCACTAGGTAATACTGAATATGTAGTAAGGTTTGTGCCGTTATCTCCCCAAAGTATTCCGTACTTAGTAACACCTTTTGAAACAGGGTATATACTTTCAATCCATACTGGTGTGTTAGTAAGTGCAACAACCCATGGTGTATAAACAGCTAATGTACCGGGTGGTAAAGGTGTTGGAGTTGGAGTTATTGTAGGCGTAGCAGTAGGGGCACCTGTAGGAGTCGGAGTAGGTGTACGTGTTACCGTAGGAGTAGGAGTCGGGGTAGGAGTAGCCGTAGCCGTAGGAGTCGGAGTAGGTGTAGACCCTGGAGGAGGCGGTGGAGGAGTTGCTGTCGGAGTCGGAGTAGGTGTTGCCGGTGGTGGTGGTGGCGGGGTAGGGGTAGGTGTAGGTGTTGGAGTTGGCGGTATTTGAAATACCGCCGTAATAGTCATGTTTTGACTAATATAGTTAACAAATGTATCCCTACCATACGGGTTAACTACTGAACCTGTGCCATTAGTGTCCCAACGAACAAATTGATAACCGAAACTACCTGGAACTCTATTATCTACATATATTTCTGGGGTAGAACCTTGTAAAAACGTACCTGTGTTTGTACCAGTCGATACAAATATAGGTGTTGTAAGTCCACCTAATGACGTTGGAAATATTGTTAAATTACAGTAATAAGAAGGTGTTGAAGGAGGAGGGGGTGGTGGTGGTGCTGCAGGTGTTAATACGGCAGTTACTGTTACATTACTATATAAAGTATTAACAAAAGTAGACGGCGAGTATATGTTGTTTACAACACCCGGGTCAGCAGACCAATACGAGAAATTGTACCCGGAACCTCTTGTATCAATAGAAATAGAAGGTTGTGCACCTTGTGTGTACGTACCTGCACCTGATACTATACCAGTATTAGCTGGGTCAGTATTAATTGTTACCGTATATGTAGGTGAAGGGGTAGGGGTAGGAGTAGGTGGCGGCGGGGTTGGAGTAGGAGTAGGCGGTACTGGTGTTGGTGTTGGAGTAGATGGAGGGGGTGGGGGAGCAGCTACTACTTGTATTGATTGAGAACCTATTGCAACTGTTACTAAATTATCATTATTTGCATAGATAATAATAGTATATGAACCTGGATCGCCTATACTAGTTGTAAAGTCCCATCCCGGATTACAAGATACACCATAACCAGTAGCATCATTACCTGTACAATTACCTAGACCTAAATTTTGACTAACATCAGGACGTGAATCCCCTAAATTAGGTGAAAATGTAGCATATACATTATTTGAACTGTCGCGTATTTCACCACCAACTTGATTTGCGTTTTGAAACCCACCTACAGCATTTATATACCCTGCCCAACCATTACCTGAAAACGATTCACCAGCTTGTACTGTTCCATTGCTTAATGAATCAAAACTACCTATCGGTGATTGAGATTGTGGTGTGTATGTACCACATGATGGCCCTGTATAAGCTAAAGAACCAACACTAATACTTAAAGAACCTTCAATTGCACAAATAAGATCTGTACCTCCCTCATCGCCAGGACCTTGATTGTTAACGGAAGTAAAGTTACCATAGCAATCAGTATACGTATATATTGCAGCCCAATTGTTTGTGCCGTATGCTACGTAATTGATTTGATAGTTTAAGCAATTAGCCATGTTTGTATATTACTTACTCCCAGATAATGGAACGCAATTGAGCATATGCAGGAGCAGTTGCAGTGGCAGCCGTTCTTATGTTACTTTCTACTATAGATCTTACATTAGGATCTACTATAGTAGAGTTTTTAATCTTGATATCGTAAAATTGAGATTTTGATCCAGGCAATCTATGTAAGAAGAATCTCTCGATTTCCTCTATATACCCACGTGTACCGGTAGGTATTACCCAAGAGAGGTTATCAAATTCATTACTTAAATAGTTTTTAGATAACGCTTTTATATCCGACGCATTAAGTGTTATATTGTAGAACCGTATATCAGCTATATAACCACTAAACAAATAAGTTTCTGGTAATAATATCCATTCATTTAAACGACCTGTTTTAAAATTACTCGTACCGATAGCTATTTGTGGATTGTTTTTATAGTTATAAACAGTATACAATATAGAAGAAGTAGGTGTAACTATAGTTGTTTGATTTACTATTTTACCATCTACATAGAGTTTTGCAGTGTTGGTTTGATCAAATGTTAATGCAAAGTGATGCCAACCGGTTTCTAATGCAGAAGTGCCGTAATTTAGAGTAATGTAATTAGGTACTGGGTTAATTAATGTAGAATCTTGTACTACTAATTTAGCCTGAATACTAGGTGTAGTTATTTTAGGGGCTATATACTTTCTTTGATAATCAAACCCCGAACTATCTCCACCTGGTATTAACCCTGGTACAAATGTTTTATTAATAACATTACCGTTACTGTCTACTTTGTATAAGGATTGAGACTTACCATCTATCACTAAACCATAATAAGTTACACCGCTTGCAGTGTTTTCAGCTAAAAAGTTAATAACTCTTGTGCTGAAATTTGTAGCAACAGTATCTGTTGTATTTACTTGCTTACTCCAAATTACATTACCGTTATTATCTACCTTAGCTACATAATAAGTGTTATACGCAATCCATATATTATTGTTTCCGTCACAATTAATATATTCAGGCTTGTTTATACTTAATATAGGTGTTCCGTTTTTAGTTAACACCCAACTATTAGCAGCAGTACCTTGTATACCGTTACCGGAAAGTGTAAACACATTACTATTACTATCTACACAACCGTTTGTACCTACCCATAGTTCATAACCACTCATAGTGGCGGTAGTGGTTGTAGGTATATTAGAGTTATAATAAATAGGGTTACCAGAAAGATCTAATACGAAATTGTTATATGAAGTATTAGTGAATGAAGAAAGTAAAGTACCCGTAGTAGTGAATAAGTTATAAGTTACCTTTGTATTTGATGGATGAGTTTTAGTAACGATATTAATGTTACCAGAACTTGTAGGTACTGTATACGCATCTACTATATTTGAAGATGATAATGTAATATAAGAACTTAATGGTGATTTATTTGTAATTAAATCCCCCGGGTCGAATGTAGAGATATATTTTTTATTAGGGAAGTTATCTACAATATAATAATTGTTATCGTATGTACCCTTTAATGTAAACGCTGGTGTGTCCCAAATACTACTTAAAGCAGGAGAAGTAGCGCTAAGTGTAGTAAATGTTTCTGTGTTAATTAAACTTAGTTCGGTGTTGTAAGTTTGTACTGTACTACCGTTGCTTGTGTACGAACAAACAGTAAAATAAGGTGTTAATATTTTATTATTGTTAAATACGCCTATACCACCATTAAAGTAATTACCTACAATCTGATCACCAATTACATTAGTCCAGTCTGTTTGATAAGCAAAAAATGATAATGTGTTACCTTGATTAGAGTTAAAATCAGTGTTTTTAGTGTCTATAAAACCATACGTAGTACCAACATCATAATAAGGCGTTCTTAAATTATCATCTGTAACTGAATTAGCACTCGTATAATTTACAATTTGACCAGCTGTTAAACCTGTTACATTATTAATTAAGTTCGTATTCCAACTATTAATATTATAGGTTAAACCTGTAATACTTTCTACTATAGTGTTGTTATCAACATCTCCTACACGGTCGTAATAATACAATACACCTGGATCGAATGTTAAAGTTGAAGGTACATCCCATATTAAGTTAGGATAGTTATTAGAACTGTTAGTTAATATATTAGGGGCACTTTCAGTTAAAGACTGTACATTTACATATCTTGGATTATAATATCTATCCACCCAAACTGGACGTCCGTTACCAGTACCGATATTACCTGCCGATAACCAAGAACAAAAATACATACCGCTACGAGAACTATTTGTACTATTACCCCAATTGCTGTAATTTTTATAATCAGCTACTTTTTTAAATATTTTATCAGAACGGTAAGGTGTAATGTCTGCCCTTGCACCGTAATCTATCAACGTTGAAGAACTTAATGGTAATGTATTTGTACCGTATGGGTAATGAAAATATGTGCTAGTATCTTTTGTAAAAATTATGTTTGACGTGCTTGCATTATAACCTAAATAAATCTTATCAAAACCAGTGGTTTCGTTAAGACCAGTATACAGCTTTGTGTAATACCTAAGAGAAGAACTAAGTACCGCACTTTGATTGTGCATTGGGGAATAGTAGTTCTTTAATATATTAGCATTTGCATTAACTGTTTGATCAGATGAAAGTGTCTTAAAAGCACTACTAATAAGGTAATTAAACTTAGTATTACCAGTGTCGTTTCCAACAATAAGTTCGTTATTAACGTTTTGATACTTAATTAAATCTGACTGACCGTATGCCTGCAACTGATTGTTTATATTGTTATTGTTTAAACGTGTAGCGTAGAATATAAAATTAGCAGGTACAGTTATATTATTAGGTGTATCAGCTGATAGACCATGAAACTGTAAAGTGCCGCTGTTATTATATAGCCATTGTGTTTGTATACCAGGAGCAACTGTTATAAGTGAAAACGCTGCTCCACTTAACATATAATAATACGTGTAGTAGCTTGGATCGTTAATATTATCTATAGGACATCCTGAAACACTATTTAGACTGTTATTACATACTAGATATATATTTTTTGTACTGGTATTGTTTGGTACGGTGTAAAATATTTGTATGGTTTTAGCAGATAAAGGGAAGTAAAAATTAAATACTGTAGCTAAGTTTATATTAGTTGTAAGACCTATTGTACTACCTGTTATAGCATTACTTGTAGAATATAAGTAATTACCTGCATAATCTTGTATTAAAGTACTATAAATGTAACTTTCAGGTGCAGGTACAGTTACAGGTAATACACAATCGCTAAGTTTTATACTACTTGTTAATACTAATAATTGTTCGTTGTTAAGAGCAACATCCGTTGCACTGGCTAAAAAAGGACTATCACTGTAATTTAAACCGTCAAATGTATGCACAACACCACCCTTAAACGATATATTATTATCGTATCCGTATTTTAAAATAACTGGTGCAGCGCTTAGTATCATATATATATTATTTAGTACGACTATGGTAACACTGTAATGGTATGGTTTGATGTTACTTGTATTTGAGCGACTTTTTTATCTACAGGGAAGCACATAATCTCTCCACCACTAAGTGCACGTACACCAGATATAGGAGTGTTCACACCGTCAAGTGTTAAGTTTACCTTGCTTGGAACATGTCTGTCGTTAATTAAAGCCGTTTTTATTTCGTTAAATGTTAACATATTTTATAAGATTTAACAGTAATCTACTATGTTGAATCCGCCATGTATAATGTCGAAACCATCGGCAAAACATAACTCTCCATAGAAGTCGCCTGGGTTACCAGCGCCTTCACCGGTGTCAAACGATGCATCACCGCCGCCACAGCTGTTTGTATTAACTGTGACTTGACCGTTTTCATCGTAGTACAGATCAACCAAGAAACACAACAGTGCAGGTGGTGGTGGAGGAGGTGGCGGGCCAGGAGGTGGCGGTGGTGGTAGTGGTGTTGGAGTCGGGGTATCAGGTGGAGGTGGCGGTGGTGGTAGTGGTGTTGGAGTCGGGGTATCAGGTGGAGGTGGAGGAGGCGGTTGTGGTGTAGGTGTTGGAGTATCAGGTGGTGGTGGTGGAGGGGGTTGTGGTGTAGGTGTTGGAGTATCAGGTGGAGGTGGAGGAGGTGGTTGTGGTGTAGGTGTTGGAGTATCAGGTGGTGGAGGAGGTGGTTGCGGAGTTGGAGTAGGTGTATCAGGTGGAGGTGGTGGTAACGGGGTAGGTGTAGGAGTAGGCGCGTGATATCCGCATTGTCCGTCAACTAACCCTTGTGATTCATTGTACGTACCACAATCTCCATCTGCATATGTATATATCAACTCATAACCAATACAACCACTACCTAGATATGTACCGTTAGGTGGACATGGAGTAGGTGTAGGTGTTGCAGTTGGTGTAGGAGTAGGTGTCGGAATTAACGTAAATACTGCAGTGATTGGTAAATCAGCTGCAGGCATATTAAACGAATATGGGTTACTAGAAGATATAAAGAGGTGATTTGTTGTATTTTCCCAATGATCAAAACGCGTCACTCCAACTACTGGATATGCTTGAATAGATACTGAGTCGTTTAAATGATAAGAACCACCACCTGTTGTACCACCGTATCCTATTGGGTCTACTGAAAGAGTAACATTATATGTAGGTGCTGGAGTAACTGTTGGTGTCGGAGTAGGTGTAGCTGTTGAAGTAGGGGTTGGTGTTACCGTAGGGGTTGGTGTAATTGTAGGTGTTGGTGTAGGTGTAGCATAACCACAATATGTTGAATTATACTCAACTAATACATCGTATGTACCACAACAACCATCATGATAAGAAGCATACTTGGTAGTACCTACACAGAAATAACCGTTAAACCCAGCTGGAGGGCATCCAGCGCATGGATTAAGGGTAGGTGTTGGAGTAGGTGTTGCTGTTGGTGTTATTGTTGGGGTAGGAGTAGGTGTAGCTGGAAGTGGTGTAGCCGTAGGGGTTGGTGTAACTGTTGAAGTCGGGGTAGGTGTTGATGTAGGTGTTACAGTAGGAGTTACCGTAGGAGTAGGTGTTACGGTCGGGGTAGGTGTCGGTGTTACAGTTAAAGTAGGAGTGACTGTAGGGGTCGGAGTTACAGTTGGGGTTGCCGTAGGTGTTGGTGTAATTGTAGGTGTAACGGTAGGCGTTACCGTAGGGGTTGGTGTAATTGTAGGTGTTGGTGTAGGTGTACGAGTCGGTGTAGGCGTGATTGTAGGTGTAGGTGTAGGTGTTGCAGTAGGTGTAGGTGTTACGGTAGGGGTAGGTGTCGGCGTACGAGTTGGTGTAGGAGAAGGAGTAGGAGTAGGGGTAGGTAGATTTAAATTAACAGGTTTAAGGGCTGTTGCAGATGTTAAATCAGATGTATTAAAAAATATTAATTGTCCGTGGCTACCAGTTTTTATACCTTCTGCAACTATTATTTGATTATTGTTTGTACCCCAAGACCTACTCTTTATTAAATGTACTGAATCAAATATATTACCAGTACCAGAAACGGCAGGGTTAACAGTTAAGTACGGCGTGAAAACAATTGCATTAACTGTATAGCTTATAGTTTTTAAGCTAGGAAACAATAAAGCAGAAACCACTATTGTGTTTGTTGTTTCACCGTAAGTTGAATTATAAAATGTATAACTGAAGTTACTTCTACTGTCAATGTTTTGAGTATAGCCAGTTAACGCATCTTGTAATGAACTATATGTAAAGTTTCTTACTACTGTTATAGGTTCTTGTGTAACTACTGTACCAGATAGGGCCGAACCGGCTATACTATATGTAATGTTATCAACTATATTTTCTCCAAAGTTAATAGCACTTGGTTGAAACACAACAGTAAATGGTGCATAGCCTGCAATATTAATAGTACCACCTAAATCAGAAACCGGGAATGTATATGTTGATAATGACATTAGTTGGTGGTGATTTTATAGTTGATGAGGCTTATTTGCTGCGCTGTAGCTGAAAAAGCTAAAAACGCTGTAGAATATTTATTAGTATCTTCATTATAGCAAAACACTGGCGGTTCCATATGACTTATATTACCTACAGGATATACATACTCTAACATTTCATTAGCGGTAGTACTGTTTGTAGGGTATATTTTTACACGTTCCCGAGGATTGTTAAGATCGAGTTTGTATAAAACAGGTATTACTACACTCCATAAACCACTTGATGAAACTAAAGAGGTAGAGTTACCATAAAAAGTAGAAGATAATATAGTACAAATAGTAATTGTTTTAGCATCTGAATCAAACCAATTACCACCATAATATACTTCAGCAGCAGGTGTAACTAACCCAATACCATATCTAAATTTATCTGTATCGAACGTTGACGCACTAGCAGATAAAAGTGATAATGATAAAAAGTTTTGTAAAGAATTACTAATTGAATATGTATTATAATCAAATGTAATTTTTTCGTATAATATAGTACTAGATAGTTGTATAACTAATGTATCAAAAAACACTTCAAAATTAATAATGTTGTTACTAATTAACTGATTGTATATATTAGGAGTGTTGATATAACTACTGTAGATTAAATTTAAAGCAGATGGGCCTGTATATATAGTACTATCAATAGTTTTTACCCAAAGATTACCAATAGCATTCATATCTTTGTATAATGAATGCGGGACACTAACAGGTTTATACAGCGCGTATTGATTACCAAAAACGTCCGTGTTCCAAGAATACAACGCAGAAGCAGGGGTATATACTAAGCTTTGTATTCTAGCGTTTAAATCAAAATAACCTAAATTGTTTAATTGAGTTGTAGAATTAAAAGCACTCCACGTTTGTTTAGTAGCACCTGTCCAGAACTCAAAATCATAACGCGCATTAACAACTCCATTACTATCTGTTTTAGTTGTTTCAAAAGCTGACTGATATGGTATGAACTTTTGATACGTGTCAGCATTAATAATATTACCATCAAAGTAATCAGATGTATTAGTGGATTTCATCCAGTTAATATCAACTGCATGGTTTATTATATTACCTTGATCTTTTTGAGTTAATCCGCGGCCTTTATTGAATCTAGTGGGTTCTATGTAATGGTATGTAGAACCTAATCGTATCTGACTAGTGTTTAAACTATATGTTATATTTTTAGTTAAATATATTGAAGCACCTAAATTACTTGGTACAAAATAACCACCTAACTGGTTCAATGTAAGTAAGTTAGCATTAGTACTAGGTAATGTAGCTACTGTTGGGTAATACCTATTAGTTAAATTAGCGTACGGAGTTAAAGCCGTAACACTAGCAGAAACTAAACCGTTATTAGTTGCAGAAATAACATACTCATTGTTAGCTAAGTACTTTTGAGATAAAGTATTTAGATAAGAATTTATTTGATTTTCTGTAGTAAAACTATCTACAACTGTAATACCGTTAGCCATTAATGTTATTACTTATCATAAGCATATTAACTGCCAACCATTTACTTAAATGTTGCAAGAGACTCTAGAACAATATAAGTTGGAGTGTTATCTATCTTAGTTACAGATACTGTGTAGCAGTCATATGATGAAGAGTTGCCAGATGAAGGAGCTGAACCGCCTTGCCAAGACGGTGTAACAGGCGTGCCGTCAATTTGTAATACTGTTTGGTAATACGGTGTTGAGTTGTTTTTAACTAACAGTGCTACTGTTATGGTTTGATTTACACCTAAAGTAGCATTTAATGTAGTAGTACTATTACCTCTTAAATTGAGAGTCCAATTGTTTGCTGTATTAGCAGTATAATACTGTATACCCTGATTTAATGTATCATAATTAATTGTAACGCTTGGAGCACTTGCCGTATTAACTGTATTCTCTAAAATAGTAGACTCTGTAACAGTACCAGTATAGGTTGCATTTGTACCATTATAGTTGACAGCAGATAATGAATATGCTGATAAACTTTGATGTATTACGTTACTAGTAGTATTGAGTGTTTGATTAGCACCTGGACCCGAATAACCTGATATACCAGAATAACCTGATATACCAGAATAACCAGATGTACCGGACCAACCAGAGGTGCCACTAAAACCTGATACACCAGAATAACCTGATACACCAGACCAACCGGACGTACCACTGACTCCTGATACACCACTATAACCTGATATACCACTTGTACCAGATATACCACTAAAGCCTGATGTACCGGAGTAGCCAGATATACCAGTACCGGAATAACCACTTATACCTGAAGTACCGCTCCATCCAGAAGTGCCACTAACACCTGATACACCAGAATAACCTGATTGACCACCTTTACCAGCTACTTCTATTTCAAACCAAGGGTCATCATTACCGGTAAAATCTGTATTAGCGTTTACACCGATAGTGCCACCGTTAAAGCTTGTTAATTGCAATGCGACTTGCGTATTTACACCCGGTGTGATTGTTGCTTGAGCTATACCACCGAAAGCTATATAACCAGCTGCATCAGAAGCACTGTATACATCAGCAACACTACCTATAGCTGTAGAAG